GCAAATTCATAATCTGCAAGAGATACTCTACGTCTAGCGTGAGGTGTATCTATTTGCGGAGTGTCTGAATGTCTGCTTGTTTTTTCAACAGCAGTTACTGATCCAACTTGGTCGAAAAATGCGTTTTTTCCAACCACGGATTCAACTCTGACTTTGTCTCTTAATAACGATCCCATTTGTTGAGACAACATTTGAATGTTAGCAGAATACTGCTGTACAAATGCTGTAGTTATTTGTGATGACATATTTGTCTCTCCATATTATTGTTATTATTAAAATAATTCAGAAAGGTTCTCCGTCTGATTAGACAGGCATCTCTTGCATTTAAGGTCTGTTAGACCGCAGTATTGTTTCTTGCAATCAATAAGGTTCTTATCGAATTGTCTTATATAAACCCCTTACATTATTTTAAAAAAAAATACAAGGGGTTTAAAATAATTATTTATTACTCATAGCCATTTCTCTTAAAGTATAAACTTGTTGCACCGATTTATCGTGATCGGGATGTTGTTTATTCCAATAAGGTCCTTGTCTATTGTTGACAATAGTAGCTATTTCAGATTCTAAATCTTTAACTGTACTAACATTTTCACTTTCAGTTGATACAATTTTATCCTCAGACATCATATTTGCAATCTTTGCAAATCCTTTTATGATCTCAGGATGATCTCCAAGCCTTGTTCCATTTTGAAGTGTCATATCTAAAACATCTGCATTAATATTAGCTTGAGCTAATGCTCCTGCTTGTTTTATTTTAGCTTCAAAATCTCTACCCCATTCTTGTCTTAACTGTTGAGTAGCTTGAGCTTGTGCAGTTTCAGTATCAACTTGAGCTTGTTTGGCTGTGCCTTCCATACTGTTTTTATAAAATTCCAATATGCCTTGAGCTTGTTTATTATTCAAACCCAATTTGTGCGATTGCTCGGCAAAGGATTTAATTGCACCCTCATCCATAGGAACAACATCAGATTTAGCTTCTAGTTTATATTTTTCCGCAGATTCTGGTCTGCCTAATTTTGTATAAACTTCATTCCATTGATCTTCTGTTGAGTTATTATTTGGGATAACCATTTTATCCTGACCAATCATTTTCGTTGCGTTAATATAACTTTTAGCTAACGCATCTATTTCAGTAAACTTTTGAATGTTTTGGTCATCTCTATACTCTGGAGAGATTGCATCTTTCCAAGATTTAGCTACAGGAGCTGGTTGCTCAGTAGTAGCTGATATAGTTGTCTCTGTTTTTGTTTCTTGTTTTGTTTCTGGTTGTGCTGTAGAGGGAGTTGTCGTTTCTACAGGCACAGCAGAAGGCTGTGTTGTCTGTTCATTTGACATTGTTATTTTCCTTTTTCGTTATCATTTCGTAGCATAGCTTGAATAAATAGAAGGATGCTACGTTGACCTTCCATATATGCACTTTCATGGCTATCCCCTTTTACATTAGTGGTAGTATGATGATGGCATCTCTTTTCTAAATCAGACAATACTTCTTTACCTTCGTCTGAACTGAATATCATTTTATAGTTTGTTTTTAAATTTTTAACGTATTGTTCTAGTTTTTTATTTGCTTCTCCCATAACTATGCAACATCAGCATTGGCTACCGCTTTTGCTTCTTCAGGTAGTGCTTTTGCTAATGGTGCTATATCTCCTCCTGCTTTCGCTAGTTGTTGAACTTGTTGCATTTGTTGCATCTCTTGTTGTTGTTGTTGTGCTTGTTGTCTTTCGGCATTAACTTGACTTTGTGATTTTAATATTTTTTGCGGAACACCCACTATATCAGCTAAGTGTTTAACAAGATTATCAAAATTAACATAATCAAATACGGGTGCTACATTTGCAAGTGAGCCTAATATTTCTATTGCTCTCATAATTGATTGTAGCTCTGAAGATTTTTGTGCTTTTGCTAAAGGAGAAACATATTCAATTTCTATATCTCTACCTGATAAAAATTCTGGTGCTTGAGGTAACATATTATTTCTAAGTAAAATATTAAAGACACGATCAATTAAAGGTTTTAATAATTCAGATTGTAATCTACCTAAGACAGGTCCTAGTAATCTCATCTTCTCTTCGTTTCTTTGGATCACTTCAGTTGCTGTCATTTGTGGACCATCTTGCATCATAAGTTGATTAACATAGAATACAGCTCTAATAGCATCTCTTCTTTGCTGCTCCATATTTAAACCTAATGGATTATTTGCACCAATATTTAAAGGTTCAATTCTATCTCTTGTACCTGATCTATAAAAATTTAATCCCCCTGGTACTGTTCTCACAGGTAATAAAAATCCATCATCAGGAACAAGTAAAGGTGGGTCAACTTGTTTTTGTGCAGCTTTAATAGTTGTCTTAGACATTTCATTTAGCATCTTCACATCTGGCAATGCTGTCATTGCAGGTGATCTTCCATAAATTTCATTTGATGCTTTTAAATATCTTGGTACTACAAAAGGAAACTCTTTAAATCCTGATACTGATAATTCGTTACCTGTTTTAAATTCAATGTAAACAGATTCAAATGGCATATTAGATTTATCTTTTTTTGTAGGATTAAAATCTTTTCTTGGATAAACTGCGTGGATAATTTCTATTTCTTTGTAAGGATCTTTATCAACAATACTTCTAATATCGCTTGATATTTTATCGCCAAATTTTTGCACCGCAGCTCTAGCTGAAATTTTAAATCGTCTGTAGATGGTATCTATTCTGCCTTTATCATTTTCTGCAATAAATACTTCATTGATATGTCGTGTTGAAAATTTAATTAAATCAGCATCATCTTCTTCAATAAACATGGCAGCCGTACCAAAGGTAATGAGATCATGGTATAATTCAAATATTTCTTGTTGAAAATTTGATCTATTGAAAGCGGTGTACATTGCATCAGTTGCTGATTGCAACCAAAGTTTTGCTTCATCCTCACCATCAACATCTTCATCTTTAAATCTTAAAGTAAACCAAGGTGTAGAAGGATTAGTCAACATGCCATGAAGTGATGCAGCTAATAATTCTATAGCTTGAATAGGTGAAGAATCAAAAATTAATTCCATTCTCTTATCACCTCTGGCTCTTTGTTTGGTTACATCTGCTTTTCTAGGTTGCATATAATCTGCAACATCTTGCCAATGCGTTTCCCAATTTTGCCTTTGACTTTGCAATTTGTCAAATCGTGATAATAAACTTTTTGTTAAATCTGTTTTTGCCATTATTGTCCTAATAAACTTTTACGACCCAAAGTAATAGTATCATCCATAACACCTTGAGAGCCTGTCATAATTGTTGCCGATCTTCCTTTTCGTTTTGTTAATCTTGAATCATAACCATCTGCACTTGTTGCAGTTGCCTGAGAAACTTCTGCAACTGTTGGAGCTACATTAATAGGTGCAGGTGCTTGAGGTGATGGTCTTGGTTTAATTACTGATGCTACTCTTGCTACTGCTCCACCCATATTATTGTCCTGACACCATAGATGATTTAGTTTCTTTTGTCTCTTTAGCTTTTTTAATTTTTATTTCTGGTTTTTTAATTTCGTTTTCATAAGATATATCTGTGCCATGATCTTTTAATTTATCATAAACTCTTTTATCTTTTGGTTTTTTTTTAAATATCTTTTTAATTTTATCAAACATTTTATGATCCTAATAAAGTTTTTTCTTCTATTTCTGCTTCCTCTTTAACCCCTAAAGGACTTGTTAAGATTGTAGATTTACGACCTCTTCTTTTTCTTTCTCTTGCCGCTTGGTCTGCTGCAATTTGTGCTTTTTCTGCTGCTGACAATTCTGAAGAAGGTGGTGTTGGCAAAGGTTGCACAGGCGGTAACGATGGCATCTTTGGCGAAAAAATTGAACTCATATTATAAAATCCTATATTCATTCTCTGCTACACGTTGCGGAGCAGATTGTCTAGTATTAATTTCTTGTAGTCCCACACTTAGATACCTCATAGCATCACAAGCATGTGAACTCCAATCATGTACAGGCTTTGATCTAAACATTCTATTCTTATCAATATACTTCCTGTGATAATGTCTTAACGCATCTATTAGCTTTTTGCAATGGTCTGTATCAATCCAACAACGAGGTAAGGTCATTGTGGTTGCGTGGATGCCATCTTCTAATGGAATTTTGGGAACAACTTTAAATCTTACTCCTAGCTGGTAAGCCACCTCTCTTCTTGTTTTACCATTGCTAAATTCTGTAACTTCTATATCATGCGGTGCGAAATGATCCTTATAGATATAATCTTTATCCTTAATGATCTGCACATAGTGAGGTAATCCCTGACCTCTCTCTTCATGATAATCAATAATATTAATACTTCTGCCTAGCTGCTGGAAAAATATAATAGAACTATGATCCGCCACCCCTAAGTCCCAACTGGTAGAAACTGGCAAGGCAGGATCGTAAGGTACTCTTGTTAATTGTTTTCCATCTTCCATCTTTGCCAAGACATCTGCATAGATAGCTCCTTCAATATTAGCAATCCAATCACATTCAAACTCTTGTAGATACTTCTTTTCACCCATGACTTCTTTTGCTTTGACTAGCTCTTCGTTATCTACAATCTTAGTTTCACTTGCTTTTGCTTTATAGTTAAACCAATCTTCTGCTCCTTGTGCGTGTTGATAGAGTTCATAGAAGTTATTGTTCATGCCTTGAGGTGTACCAATAAAGACACAATAACCTTTACGATCTGATAATGCAGGTCTAATAATTTCTGGGAAAAGTTTATCGGTTACATTTGCGTATTCATCAATGACACATCCATCGAGGTAGATACCCCTCAAGCCATCTGAATTTTCCGATCCTAGTAAAGTAATTCTAGCACCATTAGGTAAATCTACTCTTAGCTCTGTTTCGTTAAATTTAATATAAGGGATCTTATCTGTAAACTGTTTCATATAATCCCAAGCAATACTCTTTGCCTGTTTAAAAGTGGGTGCAATATAAGCGAACCTGGGGTTCTTCTTTTTGGAAAGTAAAGCAGACCTGATTAAATGATTAATCATACATACTGTTTTGCCAAACCTACGATGGCACACCAATACTGACCATCTATGACTATCTATTTGTTTATGTAGATAGCTCTGGTGCTTTCTTGGGGTATAGGGTATTTTAATATCCATATTTAGTGGATCATCTTACTTTGGCTACCATCATCTAGCACGACCTTAAATCCTAATCTTGACATAATATAACCAGTAAATAGCTCAGATGATGCCTTATTTGGAAAGCC